CAGCCACAGCTAAGCTTGCGTTAGATGCTTCTGGGTTAGACCGAGGGTTAGCTTCCGCTCAAGAAAGCGTCGGCCGCTTTGCAAGACAAGCCGGTACGGCTCTAGCTGGGGCATTTGCTTTTGATAAAATTATATCAGGCTTTAGCTCGGCTATTGAAAAGGGCGATCAACTTCAGGACATTGCGGAAAAATTCGGGGTATCTGCCAGCAAACTGCAAATGCTTGGCAATGCGGCATCAGTATTCGGCAGCGGGCTAGATCAGGTTAGCGCTGGCTTAAACAAACTTTCACTAGCGCAACAAAAAGCAGTATCTGGCGAGCAAGGAGCAGAGGCGTTAGTAGCAACCTTTGCCGAGGTCGGTATCAGTCTCGATGAATTGCGTACAATTAGCGCAGAAGATATTTTCTTAAAAATAGCCGATAGTTTTGCCAGCGGGGCAAATGACGGAAGGCAGTTTGTCATTGTCAACGAACTGCTCGGAAAAGCTCAGACTGATTTAATTAAAGTATTAAACCAAGGATCGGCAGCAATTACTGAGCAAGGGAATGCGATCGGCGTCTTTTCAAATGAAACCATCGCTCAACTTAGTGCAGCATCTGATTCTATTAAAAAGTTTCAGAATATATTAACTGTCGGATTTGGTACTGCAGCATCTAAAATTATGGAAGCCGTAGAGGCTTATGGTCGATTTGCCGCAATTAAGCCCATTATTAAATTCTTTGATGAAACAAAACAACAGCCGCAAGCTAAAAAAGCTACCCGCCAAGGCGATCTACCGGACAAAACTGCACTTCAAGCCCAACAAAAAGAACAGGAGAAAATAGCCAAGGAAGAGGCGACGCAAGAGCTGAAGCTAATTGAAGGAAAAATATCAGGTGAAGAATCCGCTAAAAAAATGCTGGCAGAATTTGAAGAAAAGGAAGCTAAGGACAAACTAAAGCGAGATAAGGACAGGGCCGACGAGCTTGCAGATTATAGGAAAAAGTTAGCAGCAGAGGAAGATGCCGCTAAAAGAAGGCCAAGGCTTGAGCAACAAGCTCGCGGAGGAGCAGCCAGTGAAGTGCTTAACTTTGCGGGAGGGCTAGGCGATCGCTCTATTTCCGCAATGGTACAGCAGGAGCGAACAAAGGCAGCCAAGGAACAGCAAAAGGTGAACCGCGAGGAATTTGACGCAAAGGTGAAGGAACAGACAAGTGCAACTACAAAAGCTGGCGATCCTAGAGATATGCAAAGCAGGCGTCGTGAATTCATCCAGAAAGAAGCGCAGAAAGAATCTAAGGGAACAAAATCTCTAGCGGACATTTATCAAGTGCTTAACGATGCGCTTACAAAAATAACCTCTTCGCCAATCGTATCCGTATGAGTGCTGTCATATTAGGCTCCCCGGCGTCAGGGCAAAAGGTTTTGCGAAGGAATGAGTTTTCCACTCAGCGCAATGGGCTGGAATTTATTAACGAAATCTACACGATCCGAACGACCGACAGAGCCACGCTCAAACCTGCGCTTGATACGTTGCATAAGAACGTCAGCACATCTTCAACTAAGTACGCAAGGATGGCTGTGGAGAATGTGGCTTTTAAAGAGATTGATGGGGATTTGAGTGAAATGACGGTATCCTACGTCGGCTTAACAAGCGCTACCGGAGTACCGCCCGCATTAGTCCGAATTATCCCGCAAATGGATAAAGGCGTATTCGGGCCGCCTTGCGTCATTAGCGTTGAATTCGTTAGCGAATCAGATACTGCATCAATTATATCAATTCTGCCGTCAGGCGCTCAGTTTGGCTTAAGTTATTCAGCAAAAGTACCAATGCCAAAATCTATCAATGGCACGATTTTGCCAGTAAATCCAAGAGATCCGTTTAGTACGGGCAACGCACCGGCGCAAACAAGCGCAGTATTTGGGCCGCTTGGATACTCAGTTTTCGATTACCAAGGCTATGTATTGACCTCCGTTCAGGCCGAGGAAAGAGGGATCTTTGTCGTGGTAATGCATGAGTATGCGGAATACTTTGAAACCGCAACGGTAAGCTAATATGGCCACGGCACGCCTAAAAGAGATCACGGCCGGGAAGCTCAACCTAGAGTTCTTTAATAAGATTATTAAAAGGATTGAGGGCATCAAACCTTTGGCAGGCAGTTTTCTAAAAGTTGTGGAGGAAACGGATGGAATCAGAATCTCTTTGGATAATGCGGAAGTAAAAGAGCTAAACGTCTGTAACAATGGATCGCCAGATACGATTAAGGTATTCGTCCAAAAAGCCTAAATTGACACAAGAAAAGCATTATGGCGCAATCACTTGATCTTTATATTGACGTTACTAAAGGGGAGTTGCTGACGGGCGGATCGGCCATTAACGGAGCACTGCCTACTTTAACCAGGAACGATTCATATAACCTCCGCGTGCGCTTGCGGGAACGCGATTCTGGCGGCTTTTTAAGAGATTTAGACACTAGCGGAATCTCGGTAAAACTAGGGATCGGTGGAGTTGAAGATAGTCCTACCGACGGACAATTTAAACTTATCCTAGGCGCAGTTACTTCCACCGCAATTTCATTCAACGCAACGACTACGCAGGTATATAATGCGATCAGCGGAATCGCCGGTGCAGGCGTTACCGTCGCCACGTTCGGATCGATCACGCAAGGCGTTTATTTAATTACCTCCGCCACGGCCAACACGGCCTTATCGTTTGGCGGTGATGCTTTCACGCTTTTCCCGACCAGCTCGGTTTTAATCAATACCCGCAGGAACCCAGCCACGGGAATCCCAGCGCAACAAGTAATCAAATTAGTCCGCAATCCTGCCGTATATGCGGATACTTTCACCGCATCGCCTACTGCTGGGATCGTTTCGCTGACTAAACTTCAAGACGGATCTGCGTCTCAGAACGAAATCTATAACCTTAGTGCAGGCGCGGACGCAGAGGGCGGATCGGTTGTACTTAACTTTGGCACGAACAGCACGACTGCGATCGCACTCGGAGCCACGGCCGCAAGCTTTAGGGAGGCATTAAGTGCCGTCACGGGGATCGGTGCGGGCAATATCAGCGTCGATTCTGGGAATGGAAACTATACGATCTCATTCGTTCGGGATCTTGGCCTTCAGAATGTAACTACCGCACTTACCCTGGATACCAGTGGCGTAATATACGGCACATTCTTACAGAGCGCGGTAACCCTAAATACGGCTGGCATTGAGGAATTGTTTGCGGAAGCCAGTGCAGATGAAATTACCCCCAAGCTAGAAGTGGAATTGACGCAATCTGGTACGCCTAAAACCATTTTACAAACGGACGTTACCATTAGAAAAGATTTAATCACCACAGGCAGTGCGGTGCCAGCCGCTCAAGCGTCCTATCTAACGGCGGCCGAAACGTATGCTGCCTTTGTCCGCAATTCCACCACAGGCGTTAATTCCAGCGCACGCAGCCTGGCAGATTCATCGGCTGTCACAGCCGTGGCGTTTGGAGCTAGGACGCTCAATAATAGCTCAGGCACGGCCGTTGTAAGCTATGGTGCCGGGCTTTCATTCTCAAATACACCACTCGGATTTTATGGAGTAGCGGTTACGGCTCAGCCAGCAAACGTAAACGCGGTAAGCGGGCTAATTAACCTTGGCTTGATTGCAAGTGGCACAACCTATGGAGTTCTGCCTCTATCGCCTAGGACACTTACAGCAACTGCCTCTATTTATTTTAATACAATCAATGGAAACACAACCAACTCTGTAAGTGTTGTTGTTACTGGATGCCAGGTAAATGATATTGTTCTAATTGGATTACCTCCAAGCAATCCAAACGGCCTTACATTCTTGGGCCATGTTACAACTGCGAACGGGCTAGAGATTGATTGCGTAAATGCAACCAACGGAAGCCAGACACCGGCCACAGCCACCTACCGAATTACCGTCATCGGTTATTAAGCAGGGTAAATGCCATAACGAAATCCTTATGGCATTTCTTTTTCCAAAACTCTTTCCCGGTTGCATACAAGAGGGCGGATATAATGTTTCGCTATCTCTTGAAAATGCAATGGCTATGTATTGGAAGCCAATAGCTTTTCAAATTAACGCATCTTGTTACGACCCTTACGAAGGGACATTTTCAGTAAACACAACGATGACAACCACAGACACCTTGGATGAAATAATGTGTGGAGCGGAATTATTTTTTATTTCTCCCCCCGAAACTGACCAATGCTTTATTTCATTTAATGGTTCAGCATTTAAGAATGGAGAATTGTATATTCCAAATTTTCGTTTGGAACTTGAGCTTGGCTCAACACAACAAGCGGGGGGCAGATATGGATCAACAATTACTTCTCTTGATATTCCGTCCTCTGGAAACATAAGTTTTAATGATCAATCATTCGGAATGGCTTTTTTTAGTGACGACCATCCCGGGGAGCTATTTTCTGGCTCTGGTTCATTAAGTATAATTTCAGAAAGAACTTTTGATTAATGCCATGCGATGTCTGTGGGAAGGCACAAAAACTTGGCGAATCCATCACCACTTGGGCAAAGGCTGATATGCCTCTATCCACAATAGAAACCCTGCAAGTAAGGCTAAATGCTTGTAAAACTTGCGAGCATTTTAAGGGTGGGGTTTGCGGTAAATGCGGGTCCATTATATTTATAAAAGCAAGATTAGCGACTAGCCAGTGCCCCGTTGGAAAGTGGTAGCCCTTTGACACACACCATCCAGAAGTATGGCCGCTGGCGTTTATAATCTCACTATTGAACAAGGCGTAGATCTTGCCCTTGAGGTATCGGTCAAAGACTCCACTGGCGCAACGTATTCCCTAGTTGGCGCAACTGCTGCCGCTCAGATCCGCGATACCTTCAATGGAAACTTACTGGCGGAGTTTGCTGCTGTCACAGCTACTGGAACCACCGGTAGCCTTACCCTGGCGTTAAATGCAGCCACGGCCTCAGCTCTACCTATCAGCGGTGGAAAGTGGGATTTACTGCTTACCACATCGGCCGCCACTAAAATCCGACTTTTACAGGGTTCGGTCACAATTGCAGGCGAGGTGACTGAATAATGCCCATCACGGCCACAGTTTGCGGGCCTGCCAGCATAACAGTCGCCGTAGGCACGCCGATCGTGACAGGCGGAGCTGGCGCGGGCGGAGTAACCACAGGAACGGCCGTGGCGCTGGCGATTGCGCTGGGATGACAAGGAGCACAAGAAAATGAAACAGATCTGGCCTAATTATTCTTATTCGCCCACCACAAACGTGCTAACGCTTACCGGGCTAAACATTGATCGCGACCAACTTCTGCTTGTGACTGCTGCCGATCGCGGGCGAATTATGTATAACTTTGCGGACAGCTCGGTTACCGCCTCCGCCTTTACGTCGGGCGCAAATACCGCACTCACCCTGGTTGCGACTACCGCCGGGCTAACGACCACGGCTGCGCTTGTTATCTATTACGACGATCAGGTGGCTGGAATTGCTGGCACGGTGACGGCAAATGTTGTTGGAACAAATACAACAGCACAAATTCCGCTAAATATGGCTTATAATGATGAGACTTTTACAAATGGAAATAGGCTTGCAGTTTCAATAGTTAATTCTCAAGGAGAGGAATACGCAACTCCTCTCCCCATCTCTGGCACGGTAACGGCTGGCGGCCTATGGTATGACGGCTCAAATTATCAGCCAACCCCATTTAAGGTAGCGGAAGAGGGCGAATTGTTCGTGTTTTCATATCTACAAAATGCCATCCCCGCTGGCACAAACCGCATCGGCGTAGTAACGATTGGAGCAGGGACAGTCACACTTGGGGCAAGCACATCGCAAATTGGAAGTGTGACGGCTTTTCTAGCCTATTCTCAAACTACGGTTTCGCTTTCTTCCGTAACCGCTACCGCTATCCCAATTGTTTTACCTACAAATGGAATCTATGGTGGTACACTTCAAGGCTATAATGGAACTAACACATATATTTATTCTGGAATCCAAGCCATCGGAGGCACTTCACTAGCTAGTGCCACAAGCCTTCCAGTATCGCTAGGATCGCTCCCTGCTTTAGCCGCTGGCACAGCCCAAATCGGTTCTGTCACAGCATCCATCTCAAATACAGCAGTAACAGTTTATTCAGCACAAGGAACTACCGTAACAAATTCAAACTTCACTAGCCTAACTTCTTCCACATCTCTTGTTTCTGCTGTTGTGGGAAGGGATGTGCTGACGGTATTTAACGAGGGGGCTGGCAATCTTTACATATCGCCCGGTGCGACTTGCACAACGATTTCTTACCAAGTTCGCCTATCAGCAGGTGATTATTGGGAATGTCCGCAAGGACAACTTTCCCTTGCTCATACAGCAGTATTCGCAACGGCTGGAACTGCTAGAATAACCGAAGTTAGCTAGGAATAAAAATGCCATTGTGTTCGGCGGTTTGTCCGTTACCAGTTAATCGGATTAAAAACAGATTATTTGACCCAGACGCAAGGGATTATATTTTGCGAGTCGAGGCCGCAGATGGTCAAAGGCTTGAATCACAAGTTCGGGGAGCTATTAACGCCTTTGTTCTTGGATGCAAGTCTGACGGAACTTGGACTTCCATTGTCACTTCTTGCATTATGGCTGGGGCAAGAACGGTAGCAGGGGCAATTACTCCTCTGGTTGGAAATGCACCGACAAACAATAACTTTGTAGCTGGTGATTATAGTAGGACACTTGGATTGCTTGGGAATAATTCAAATAAATATCTTACTACTGGATACAACAATAACGATACAACAAATTTTCCTCAAAATAATTGCCACATATCTTGTTTTGTTTCAGTAGCAAATACTGATAATGATACTGGAATATTTGTTGGAACTACTAACGCTCTTGGAAGTTATTTATATATTGGTCATACGACAATAAATCAAACTCTATTCAAGAATAGAACAACTACAAATACTAGAACAGTAGCTCTTCCCGCTGTTGGATTTCAAGGAATATCAAGAGATGGAGTAAGCAGTCTTTTCTCAAGACAAACTACATCTGGTGGTACAATTTCTGATTTAAGTCAAACAACAACATCTGCCACACCAGCCTCTCAATTATATGGAGTATTTGCTGCTGGGGCTGGGTCTGGGCCGACAGCCGCTAGACTTTCTTTTTATTCAATCGGTAAAAGCCTTTCTATTCCAAATTTAGACACAAGGGTGACAACTCTAATAAATGCAATCGCATCTGCACTAGCCTAATATGCCCCTCCTCCTCCTCGCTCTCTTGCTCTGCTCCTGCTCGCCACGCACAACGGACAACAACGCCCTGCCACGATATAGCGATATGGGGGCGGCTGAAGATGCGGGGAAGGCAAAATGAATGAGTGCCACGGATGATAAGAATACTCCTAGTTGGCGTGACTTTATGGCAAGCCTCAAGTTCTTGGAGGCCGAGGGCTACATAGAGATATTCTATAACGACAAGGGCGAGCAGATGGTTCGGATTGCGGAAGGCGCAGAAACGGCCACCCTATGAGCACCGACCAAGTCGCTGAACTTTCAGAGCGTTTATCGGAAGTAAGAATTTCTGTCGCAAGAATAGAAACCCGCCAATCGGTAATTTTAGATTTATTGGAACGCTCGCAAGCCAGCCTGGGCGAATATCACGGCCGCCTAACCAACATGGAACGCGACGCTCACACCATTAAAACGAAACTGTGGCTGCTGGCACTGGTATCCGGGGCAGTAGTAAGTACGGCCTGGGAGTTGATTAAGCGTCGGCTTAGCCTTTGACACCCCGCTAGGGGCATGGAAACAATCATTCCCGCACTACTTAAAGTCGATTGGCTTGGCGTTATTGGCGCCGTCACGGCTTTGCTTACGGCCGCAATTGCCGTCGCCTCATTTATCCCTGGCGATCAACCTGAGAAAAGTTTACAGGCCGTCGTCGATTTTCTGTCCAAATTCTCGAGAAAATAGTCGTCCATGATCGCCGGAATCTTAACGGCGTTGGGAGGGATAATCGGGATCGTGCTCTGGTTCTTAAAACGCAAATCGCCCTTACAGCGCAACTTTGAGGCGATCGAACTGGAGCGCCGCAAAAGACAGAGAGACATCAATGCCTGGTGGACGCATCGCCCTCCTCCTAGTTCTTAGTCTGGCACTGGCATCCTGTGCGACAACCTCGCAAACGCAGGACGGCCCGCCGCCAAGCCCGGACACGATCAGCTATTTTATCTACGAGTGGGACAAAGCCGAACGAACAAACAAGCCCTGCCCACAGGCTTACAGAGATCTGTTTGCGCAATCGCTCAAAGCGTTATCTGATAGCCTGGCAGAAACTGCGAGAGAGCGAGCAAGGCAGTGACCAGCCTCTCTGAGGCCAGCTCCCGCACCTTGCGGGCGATTGATTCGTTAGACGCCAGCTTCCAAAAGCAGGTAAGGGGATGGGTGAATGAAATGGTGACGAGTCGCATCGAGCCACTCATCTACTGCGGCCGTCGCACCATGGAGGAGCAGGCCGCGCTTTATGCAAAGGGCAGGACGGACGGTAGCAGCAAGATCGTGACTAAGGCCAAGCCGGGAGAAAGCTATCACAACTACGGGCTGGCATTTGATTGGGTGCCGTTGAAGCAGTCAGCAAAGAACGCGGATCTGTGGTTTGCCGATTGGGATAACGAGACGGCTTTTCGCCTTGGCGAGCACGTTGGCGTGAGCTTTGAACTAGCCGCAATCTCTTGGGAAACAGGTCACCTGCAATCGAGTAAATACAAGAGCTGGCGTGACATTCCACGCAACTCCGTGGAACAAGTGGAACAGATAAAGGCCAAGGATATCCGCACAAAAACAAAGGCCAAAAGCCTAGTGAGCAACAGGCCGTGGAGTTCACGGTGACGCCTGAACATGAAAAGCATCTGGCTGGCATCCTGCGAGATTTAACCAGGGATCTGGACGCCAAATACCGCAAAGGGCAAGAGGAGCATGGTGGTGCTTTGTGGCGTAGGCCAGTCTGGAAAGATGCGTGGGAGGAAGTGCTCGATCTATGTACCTACGTGCACACTTTAAAGATGCAGCTCTCCGTCATAGCGGAGATTGCGCTGATTGGAGCGAGCGATGAGAGCGTGGTGGCCGCGCAATCGCGCGAAAGTTGCCGTCAGATCCTTGCTGTGCTCGAAGGATTCCCGTCGGCGGCTGATAAGAAATGAAGGTCATCCGCAAGTGGAAAAGATGGCTGGCCGTATCGTGCAGTCACGGACACTTGGCGAATGCGGCCGCGTGTAAGGCTGCGTTAGAGATGAAGCGGAGATGGCAACCAGATACCACGCTCCACCTTGGCGATTTTGTCGATCTGTCGGGACTAATGGGTAGTGCGAGAAAAGATCCAGACTCGCCTGAACGCACCGCATCAATCCGCGAGGACTTCGACGCTGGCCTTAATTTCGTTCGAGAACTTGCGCCACGCTACATCTTTGAGGGGAACCATGAGCACCGCCTAACGGCTCTACAATACTCGCCTAGCGCGATTGTGGCGCACTGCTGTACGTCGGCTAAGTCGGAAATTTATAACATGTGCAAGGATTTAAAAGCGCAGTACATCCCTTACGATATAGAGAAAGGCTGGCGTGATTTGGGTGGGACGGCATTCGGCCACGGCTTTATGTTTTCAGAATCAGCCGTGCGCGACCATGTAGAGATGGTCAGAAAGCCTATCGTCATGGGCCACTTGCACCGGGTAGATAGAATCGCAGGCCGTAGCATCGGCGCACCCGTGGGCTGGTCGATCGGCTGCCTAGCAGACATTCCCAGCATGCATTACGCCCGGCGCCAGCGATCCGTTACCAGATGGCAGCACGGCGTGGCGTGGGGCGAATACGTAGAAGGCGGGCAGGGATGCACGGTGAACGTAGTTTCACCCATAGGAGGCGTATGGCGATACCCGGTGTAAAATCGGATTGGGCAACCGTCCTGACTGAGTATGTCGCTGGGTATCGGCAGGAAGTAGTACCCGATGGCTGGTTAACTAAAAACCAGATCGCCGAGCTTTGGGGCAAGTCGGCAAATTACGCGAACAAGCTTTTAGCTCATTTGGTTAAAGACGGCAGAGCCGAGAAAAAAAGTTATGTGGTTCGATTGCCTCACGTTGATTCAAAGGGGAAGAAATTTTTAGGTCATTGCCGAAAAATACCGCACTACCGCCTTATTTCAGGCAAATCGCCCAAAAACTAACGTCTATTTTCTTTTGCCAGCTCTTTAACGAGCAGGGTGGTGATATATGCCGAAAGGGATAATCCGCTTTTTTTGGCAAGACGCTCACCGTTGCGTTTTACTTTTGGGTCGATCGTAAGGTTTGTTTTCGCCTTTTTCATAGGGAGGATTGTATGCGTAATAAATACGCATTCAAGTTCAAAAAAAAAGTTAATGCCCAAAAGAAAAGTGTTGCTAATGCGCCGTGTGTGCGTAGTTAAGGCGTATGCCTCGTCGTCCACTCAGCGGTTTTAAAGCGGAAAAGACCAACATCGTTCTGCCCGTTGCGGTAAAAAAAGCATCTCAAAAACTGGCTGCTCTCCGTCGTATTTCCCTTTCTCAGCTCATCACTCAACTGCTTGCAAAAGCATCGGGAGAGCAAAGCTAGATACTCATGAGCTCGGGGCGTCTCAACGATACTGCCATGAATCTGCGCAAGCAGGATCGAGCTCTTTCCCTTCGCCAACTAGGCGCCGCTTATGGGTTGGGCTACGTACGGATCAAGCAAATGCAGGCACTTCCGGGATTCCCGCTGATCGCGGGTAAGGTAATCCCGTCGGATTTTGATCGCTGGAGGCTAATGCAGACTGGCCTAAATTCACAGCATCGCGGAGATCGTCTACGCAGTGCCGTTGGTAAAGCTCGTGGACTAACGTCGAAGAGTGATTCACGAGTCTCATGGCGACAGATTGAGAACAGCCTGAAAGCCGCAGTCGAGTCACTCGGGTTACCCGAAGGGAGTGGAAGCAGTGACGTTTAAGTCCGCAAATATCCAGCAGGCGACGCCAGCAAAGGGAGGCTCGCGTGCGGGGCACTTCACAAGTGATTTCGCGTCCCTCGGCCTTCATTCTGGCCAGCATCGGTTCGATAGCGGCGGGGATGGGAATGCTAAAGGATTTGCCAGTGCCGCCCTTGGGGCAGGGGAAAGTGAGGATGCGGTTTTTCAGATCCACGCAGTCGAGCGGGATTTGCGTCTCACGCAAGCGACAGCCCGTAGCCAAGGCGATCTCGAAGCTGATTCGCATCCATTCGGGCACACCTTCCACGGCCAAGGCTTTCCGGGTGATTTTAATCTCATTATCCGAAAAGACGGGTTTAACGCGGGAGATCGGCCCCCTCTTAATTCGGTAATCCAGAAGAGCGACAGAATCCATCTTGCCCAGCAGTCGGCCTTGGCGGTGAATCCATTTAAGAATCTTCAGATCCTGGCACGCCTGGTTCCGTCCAGCCTTACCGCCGGACGTGCGTGGAAGGCTCTGACGCCACTTCAAATAAATTTCACAATCGGATGGAGAAAACGCTTGCAGGGTTATTTTTTTTTCGATAATAAATCGCACAAGATGACGCCAGCAGTTTCTGTAATAAACTTTTGTCAGAGGGGAAACGGGATGATTTTCAATCAAATCATTAACCCATTCGTGGCCACAATCTTTTTGTTTTTCATTAACGCCAAGTCGAGCAGCCTCGGCCGTTGCCTTTGCGCGATGAAGCGTATTGTCGATTCGGTAGCGGGTACTTTTAGTGCGCCACTTGCCGGTGGGATCTTTAAAACGAATATAGAACCACGGATTGCCTTTCTTGATGTAGGAATAGGCCATAGTTACAAGGGTAACATTTGCTCAGTTTAAAGCAATAACACACAGCAACCATGCAAAGCATAATCAATCAAAACAAAGGAGAAAATAGATCCGTGGGTTCAAATCCCACCCCGTCCGATGCTTATCACTACAACGACTTACGCCGAAACGGTAACACGGCAGTAATAACTGAGCCTAAAAAGGCTCACTACCAACAACTAAATTTAAATTCGCGGGGCGGGTACGATTTAACGCCCGACGCTTTCGTTTATCACCCTAACCCCGCGGTGTGCCGTATGTGGCACGCCCAGCACGAGGCCAGCAAATGATCTCCTGGGAAGTGATGCGGGATCTTGCCCAGGTATCCATGCTGATTACTGGCTGGGCGCTGTTCGTGGGCTCTGGAATCGCCGGGCTAACCGTGGCCGTGATCGTCTTTGGGTGGGTCATCGATCAGATCCGCAGAACTTTTAAGGATCTATGATACGCGACCTAGAACAAGAGGGCGTATTGCCTGTACCTGCCGCCAGCTACGGCTCCGGCGCTTTGTCGATGACGATGGCGCTGATTGATCTTCAGGCAAAAAACAAGGAACTACGCAATCGGCTGGAACGCATTGAGGACATCATTAAGGGGCTAATCGAAAAACAAGGGGGAAGTCTGTGAGCGCACTATCCGCCAAGTTTGAGCTGCTTTGGAAAGTGGCTGGTGGCCCGGAGCTGGTGGCCGAGCACACGTTCCACCCCACCCGC